AAAAGTGGAGGTTTTATAATGAAAAAAAGTGGAATTGTTATACTTGACTTTGGTTCTCAATATAATCAACTTATTGCAAGAAGAGTTAGAGAAATGGGAGTTTATGCTGAAGTTGTCCCTTTTCACGAAGATGTTGATAAAATTTTAGCTAGAGAGCCAAAAGGTATTATTCTTTCTGGTGGACCTGCTTCTGTTTATGCTGAAGGTGCTCCAACTTTGGATATAAAATTATTTCAAAAAAATATTCCAATTCTTGGACTTTGTTATGGTATGCAATTAATTACTCATTTACATGGTGGAAAAGTTGCAAGAGCTGATAAACAAGAATTTGGTAAAGCTGAATTAGAACTTGATGATAAAAATCATATACTATATAAAAATATTCCAAATAAAACTATTGTTTGGATGAGCCATGGAGACCATGTTACTGAAATAGCACCTGATTTTAAAATTATAGCTCACACTGATTCTTCAATAGCTGCTATTGAAAACAGTGACAAAAATATCTATGCCTTTCAATATCACCCAGAAGTTACACACTCTCAACATGGTTTTGATATGCTTAAAAATTTTGTTTTTGGTATAGCAAAGGCTGAAAAAAATTGGTCAATGGAAAACTATATTGAATCAACTGTAAAACAAATAAAAGAAAGAGTTGGAAATAAACAAGTAATACTAGGTTTATCTGGTGGAGTAGATTCATCTGTTGCTGCTGCACTTATTAATAAAGCAATAGGTAGACAATTAACTTGTATTTTTGTTGATACTGGTTTACTTAGAAAAGATGAAGCTAAACAAGTTATGGAAGTTTATGCTAAAAACTTTGATATGAATATTAAATGTGTAAATGCAGAAGAAAGATTTTTAACAAAACTTGCTGGAGTAACTGACCCTGAAACTAAAAGAAAAATTATAGGAAAAGAATTTGTTGAAGTATTCAATGAAGAAGCTAAGAAGATTGAAGGTGCTGAATTTTTAGCACAGGGTACAATTTATCCTGATGTTATCGAATCTGTTTCTGTTAAAGGACCATCTGTTACTATAAAATCTCATCACAATGTTGGAGGTTTACCAGAAGATTTAAAATTTGGATTGCTTGAACCTTTAAGAGAATTATTTAAAGATGAAGTTAGAAAAGTTGGTAGAGAATTAGGTATCCCTGATTATATGATAGATAGACATCCATTCCCAGGACCTGGTTTAGGAATTAGAATTTTAGGAGAAGTTACTAAAGAAAAAGCTGATATTTTAAGAGAAGCTGATGCAATATTTATAGAAGAGTTGAGAAAAGCTGATTTATATAATAAAGTTAGCCAAGCTTTTGTTGTTTTACTTCCTGTAAAATCAGTTGGAGTTATGGGAGATGAAAGAACTTATGAATATACAGCTGTTTTAAGATCTGCTAATACAATAGACTTTATGACTGCTACTTGGTCTCACTTACCTTATGAATTTTTAGAAAAGGTTTCTAATAGAATTTTGAATGAGGTTAAGGGAGTTAATAGATTGGCTTATGATATTTCTTCTAAACCACCTGCTACTATTGAGTGGGAATAGTACAAGTACATACAATATTCTATTGATTTTAAAAGAAAATCTATTTTAATATTTTGTCTTTGGTTCTAAAATGGTTCTATATATAAAAGAGGTGTTATATGAAAATAGGAAATATAAAAATAAATCTACAAGGTGATGAAAATCTAAAAATTAATTTTAGTGGTTTCATAGGTGTTAGTGTTTTAGATTCAATTAATAAAGAAGAAGCTAAGTTGCTTTTAATGAAATCTTTTAAAGAAATTTTAGATAAACACTTAATTATAGATGAAGAAAAGTAGGAGAATAATTATGAATGAAATAAAAATTAAAAATGAATTTTCAGAAGTTGATTTAATGAAAGATAATAGCATTACAAAAATAGTTGCTGATAGTATTAAAAAGATAGAATTTACAAAAGGGAAAATGATGTTTATATTAGCTTATTTAGAAATTAGAATAAAAGAAGAAACTCAAGAAAAATTTGTAAATAATAAACTTATTAACTTTTATAAAACTTTAAAAGAGGAAATATTTTTAATATATAACTCAAAATTAGCAAATAGACTTCATATAGAAAGTGAAAGAAAAATAAAAACCTCTTTATCCTTAAAGACAACAACACCTAAATTAGATGAATGGAATATTAATTTTTTAATGCCAATAAATTCTATATTAACTTCAATACTTTGCCAAGAAAATTTAATAAAATTAGAATAAAAGCCCAGCTAATAACTGGACTTTTTTATTACATCTCATTTCTTAAAGTTTGTAAAAATTCTATATATCCCTCAGTACCATATGAATAATCTCTATCATAGATACTGTCCATTTTTTTGTTTTTATCTTCCATAACTCTATCTAAGAAATTATTAAAATCATCAACTTGATCCTCTCTTATAAAATTACTTAAAAATGCTTCTCTTTCCTCCTTAGTCTTTAACTCATTAAATTCATTCATAGCAAGTATAATTGTTTCTGGACTTTCTATTTCAGCATAAGACATAACAGCATGGAAAACAAGTTTGTTGTTTTTATCCATCTTAGTAAGTTGAGTTTGATAATCCATACCATATTGTTTTAACTCTTGCTCTCTTTCTTCTACTGTATCTGCTGTTGAAAGAATTTCATCAAGTTGCTCATTTCTTGCTCCATATTCAGCTAATTCCATAATACCACTAGCCAAAGCAATTTTAGCTTCTTGTGGAGTATCTTCTTTAAATTCTCCAAATCTTTCAGCTTGTTCAGGGTGCTTTTCAAAATATTCTTGATAATCTGTTTTTTCTTTTAACACACTATCAAAAGCCTTTTTACCACTTTCATATAAAAGTCCTAGTCCAGCAAGTCCTAATTTTTCTATTGGCAATAATCCCTCATCTTGTTCAGCTTGGGCTTTATCTTTATATTCGTATTTCCATTTCTCTTTTAAATACTCGCTTGATGTATCAAGTCTATTAGGTATATTCTTTTCAAATTTGATATTATCTATACCTCTTGAAACTGCATTAGGAGAAACTAAATATAATGACCCATATACTATTTTTTGTACAGGAGATAAATTTGAAGAGGCATCCCTTTTTAAACCTTTAAAATTTTGATTAAAGAAACTAGCAACAACATTTTCTCCACCCATTGTAATTTCAAGCCCTGTATTATCTACTAAGCCTGTTGTAATTACATCAAGAACAGTGTCAACCACTTCTCTGTGCATTAAGGCATCTACCTTAGCTTCTATCATTTCATCTCTTGATGTCCCTGTTATCTTACCTGTTAACCAACTAATACCATAAACAAGCCCTGCTGTTTGTAATGCTGTTGTACTTGAGTTCATAAGCCTTGATCCTGTTTTCCAACTTTTTAATCCTGTAAAGCTTGTTTTATTTAATGAAAATTTACCATCATTTAAAAATCTGTATCTCGTAAAACCATCACTATCAATATAAGTTGTTAGTCTATCAAATGTTCTTGTTAGTAAATTCATATTATACATTCTAAACATACCATTAAAATTAGCCCAGTATCTACTAACAAGACTATCTGTTTTTAATCCTACTGTATGCCCACTAAAAGCATTTAATTCTTTTCCGTTTATATCAGCAAATTGTTCAAATAAACTTTTTACATTAGATGTGTTATTTCTATCTTTTACAACATCTATTAGTCCTGTAACACCGTTTGTACTTAATATCTCATTTTGAACTGCTTTCAACTTAATATTATCATCTATTCCCATATCAAATAGAACCTGTTTCATAGTAGGTGTAACATCTTCTATTTTAAATTTTGTAAACTCATCATACATAGCATTAGCTGTGAAATATTCTGCTAAAGCTATTCTTTGTATATCCGAAGCTGTTTGTCCTTTTGCTCCAAGTTCTCCTGCATTCTTTAAAAAATTAGATTTCGTGTATCCTCTCATATCAATTTCAGTTTCCATAACCTTATCAATATAAGTTTCTATCTGCAATCTTTCAAGAGGGTTAGTTATAGTATCTAAATCAATATTTTTTAGATTTTGGTATTTCTTAGCAATATTTTTAGTAGCTCTTGTCATTTCTTTTGCGCTTTCTAAAAATCCAACTCTTTCATTAAACCCTAAATCAATAAGACCTGAGTTGATTCTTTCCTTGTTAGTAGCAATTTCTTTAAGATAATTCAAGTTAGATAAAAACTTATACATCATTAAATTTCTTGTGTTATACATAGTTTTTCCACTAACTGACATATCTGAAAATTTTCTTGTAGATACATCAGCACCTAATTCAAATAAATGCTGTGTTTCATTTTCTATGGCATTTTTTAATGTTTTGTTGTTTTGCACATACATATTTTTTCCAGTTGATGTATTATGATTAGCTTCTATTCTGTCATAATTTCCATTCAATCTATCTCTTAATGTATTAAGCCCACTCTTTTCATCAATAACTTGCTTGTAAATTCTATTTAATGAATTTACTGGGTCTACTTCTGCATTTATATCATCTAAAAAACCATCTAACCAATTCATAGATTTTGTTTCATATTCCTCTATGAATGCTAGATTTTTCTTACTTAATTTTTTACCGTCTATTTCTTTCTGCTTTAATTTAAAATAGTCATCTATTTCTGGTAAAGGTGCATTTTGAACTGCAACATCTTTCCAAGTTTTACTCTCATAATCTACAAGTTTCCCATTACCATTTCTTCTTATATCAAGAGTAGTGCCATTTATATCATTTCTTAATTTTTCAATAATACTTTGATTATCTAATACATATACTCCTGCTGTATCTCCAGCTTTAAACTGTTTGGATTGTGCTTCTGTTAAATATACTTTCTTTTCAGCATTCTTTAATATATCATCAACCACAACTTTTTTTGCATTTAAGTCATCAGTATCTATCGCTAATTTCAAATTTGACATAGCTTGATTTTTATCATAGACAATATCAAAATTATAACCTTTTTGAGATAAATTAGATCCATATTTTAAATTAGTGTATTCATTTGCAAGGCTTCTAAACTCATTAGCATAAGGTAATAAATTTTCAGGTACATCAGCATAACCTCTTATCATTCCTTTAAATGTTTTACCATCTATATTATTTTCACTTATGATAAGTTCGTTTAAATCTCCTATACGAGAAAAATTAGCACTACCTCCATTTTCCATATGAATATATGCAAGTCTGCTTTTATATTCAGCTGTTAGCTGTTTAGAGTTTAGTTTAATCTTATTCTTAATAGGTTTTAATGTTTTACTCAAAGAATCTTTTGTATTTATATCATTAGCGACTTTTTTTTCAGAAACTTCTCCATTGAATATTCTTTCTTCAAATTCAGCGTTGCTCTTTTTGTTTTTAATTGTATTTTGTCTTGATAGTTCTTCTTTATGAATTTTTTCTATTCTTTTTTCAGTTACATTAGTATAAAAATCATCTACTTCTTGTGAAAAATTTTTACCTCTTTCAATACCTACTGTTTCTCCATTTTCTAATCTTTCAGCTAATTCTATAACTGCTTTTGGGCTAGTTGCTCCTGGACCATATTTATTAACTTCATTTTGTATAACTTCTAGTGGAGTATTAGGAGTTTCTTCAACTGCATTTACGATAACATTTTCAGGTACATCTTGAGTATTTAATTTATTCATTTTTTTAGAAATATATGTGCCTGCTACTTTAGTTACTCCGTGTATCGCTACACTTGTAGCTGCACCATAGGCATATTCTTTTAAATCTTCTTTTCCAAAATCTTTAATTTCTTTACCTTCTATTTCTGTTTTTTCCCAAGTAGTATCAACAACACCTTGTAGCACATCCCAAGCTAAATTAGTTACAAAACCATTAGGGTTATACCAGTTTGTAGGAGAAGAAACCCCTTCTAAAATACTTTGAAATATCATAATTCCTTTATCTATTTTAGAATTACTGTTTAAAAATTTCGCTCTTTCTTCTCTATTTTTCTTAATGGTTTCAATAGCTGTTTTCCTTAGTTCAGAGTTTTTCCAACCGATTTCTTCTTCTCTTTGTTTTTTATGCTCTTGGTAATTTTTATCATAATCATCTGTATATTTTCCATTTACAAGTTCTGGCATAGGTTCTGCAATAAAATCTGCTATTTGAGTAACACCTTTGATTAAACCCGTTCTTATAGGATTAAATATTCCTCTGTCAGCACTTGCTCTCATAGCTTCCATTTCTTTTTTTGCAGGGGCAAATTTCTTTTCTTGTTCTTCTAAAAAATCTTTCCCTTCTTTATTTCTTCTATCAAATTCATTTTTTATAGTTCCTAAAATAGACATGATTTCTCCTTATCTTAAATATCCACCCATTTTATTTTTCTTTGTGTTTACAGTATTTGATTTTGTGTTTTGTGCAGGTCTACCACTTTTCAAAACTTTACTTGCATTTATTAATCTTTTACCCTCATCTGTACTAAGTTTCTTCAAATAAGGTTGCATTGTTGTTGAGTTAATTTGGCTTTCTTTGTATCCGTCTTCTTTCATAACTCCTATTATATAATTTTTTAATTGAGCATCTGCATATACTGGGTCTGCTGAAAAGTCCTTTCTTAAATCATTCCATTCATCGTAACCCTCATCATCAAACCAACCTATAAAACCCTTTTCAGGTATTTTGATATTCACATTAGCATAGTTTCCCTTGCTATTTTTATTAACTCTTTCAGCTTGATAAAGTTCTGGATATTCTTTTCCGTAAACATAAGGAATAGGGTTTTCTGTATCCGCGTATTGTTTTACATAAGCATATATTTTTAATTGCTTATCTGGGCTAGTATCACTCTTCATAATTTCTTCAGCATGTTCTCTTACTAAATTCTTAGCCTCTACTTCTGTCATTCTTTCGTTATTTATTTGAGCATTAACATTTCTTTTGAAATTAGCCATCTCTGTTTTGTCAAATACTTCCACCTTACCAAAATTATCTAAATCTCCTAAACTACTCCAATCAAAATTAACTGTACCATTTGCTATGTCATTGTCAGTCATATCTCTTCCATATCTTTTTTTGAATGCTTTCCTTACATCAGTATATTTTTCACTTCTTAGAGTTTGATCCATTTTTAAATTTTGTTGATATAGTTTTTGCATTTGTTTTTCTGCTCTAATTCTTGCTCTTTCTGCCTCTTGCCTTTCTTTTTTAACTCTCTTAAATTGATTAGACATTCTATTAATTACTTTGGAACTTTCATCAGTTAGTTTTGTGTATAAATATTCTTCTGCTTCTTCTTTATTATCTGTTGTAAATAAATCAGCCATTTCTTTTGCATAAGCCCTCATTAAATCTTTATTATCCATAACTTTTTTTAATTCATTTAGTTTAGCTTCTCTTTGTTCAAAAGTTAAATCTTCATTCATTACAACTTGTTCTAAATAGTTTTCTTGTCTACCCATTTCAGCTTTTGTAACATAATTGCCATACATAACAAGAGCTTGCTCATTAGAAAGCCCTGCAAATTCTTTTAAAATATTTATTTGATTTACCATAGCCTTATAATTTTCTTGTGCTTTTTTATCGTCGTGAATATCTAAATTAGAAGTTATAGCAACCATCTGTTCTAAATTACCTATTGCATTATCAGCTTCTCTTTTAGCGACTGCGTCTGTTCTTTTCCCTAAATTCTTAGCATAATCTTCTCTATAAGCTATACTATTTTTTTCTATTGCCAATTTTTTTTCTTCCATTGACATATATTTCATTGATGAAATCATTTTTGATTGTTCTGATAATAATTTCTTTTTATCTTCTAAATAACTATTCCAAGTATCGTCGTTAGTATATTTATCATGAACACCAGACCATTTTTCTTCTAAATCTAGTCTTGCATTTTCTAAATCAAGTCCTAATCTTATTTTTGCATTTTCAGTTCTTGCTTTGTCTACATCCTTAGCAAATTTCTCAATAGTATCTAATACCTCTAATTGATATGTACTCATAGTTCCTATTGTTCTTATAGGAGTTCCATCAAAATTTTTAGGACTTATCATATTTGCAATACCAGTATCTATATTAACCCCTGCTATGCCTGCTCCTGTTCTTTCTTGTTTTGCTATTTTATCTAAAAATGCCATTGTTGCCTCCTAATAAGTTAAATTTTCTTTTGTTTATATTTGATATATCAAAAGGATTAGAACTTCTGAAAGGATTATAAGTACCAAATCCCCTTACATTTTTATCAGTACTTTTGCTTGGTGTAGATATTACATTCTTATCATAAATATTATCTACTTCCTTAGGTTTATAATAGTAATCATATAAATTTAACCCAGTTTCTAATAAAGAGTTATTAATCATATTCCAACCCTGTGTATATGTATTTCTTCCTTGGTTTCTTAATTGGTCCGCTGTTGCTTTTCCACTATCTATCCAGTTATCTAATCTATTAATATCTTCTGTATATTGATTTTCTGCATTAGCAATACTTGTTTCATAGTTTCTTTTTATTGCTCCCAAAGTATTATCATAATTAGTGTCAAGTCTGTATTTTTGTTCTAGATTCTCATCTGTTACTTGTCCTATTGCATTTACTTGATTTTCAAGCAAAGTCCTTTGATTTTCAGTAGCTTCCTTATTAAGAGTTGATAAGGTATCATATTGTAAAGATGAGCTTTCTATATTACGAGTTGGAGTAGACATTAAAATTTTATCTTTTGTATCTAAAACACGTTCTTTTAAGTTTTCTCTTGCTGTTACATATTGATTTATTACATTCCTAATTCCACTTTCTAAACTATCTTTTAATTTTGAATTTTCTCTATCATATTGTAATTTAGCTGTATCTTCTTGATATTTTTTAATCTTGCCTACTGTTTCTTTATGTTCTTTAAGAGATTTTTCAAACACAGGTTTCAAATCAGACAGGCTATCATATCTTTTTTTAATGCCATCTGCTGTTCTTATTATGCTTTTACCTTGTCTTTTTATGTTATAACCTCTTATTAATCCTAAGGCTCCTCCTAATAAAATATTACCTATCATAAATTCCTCCTAATCACCATTTGTGCTAATACTTGTATCTATGCCAAGTATTTCAAATATTTTGTCATTTTCTTTTGTTATGACTTCTATATCATACCCATTTAAAATAGGGAAACTTTTATCTAATCTAAATACTGAAAACAAATCATCTTCTCCTGGAAACTTCTCAATAGATGTTCCTGCAATTTTAACAGTTTTTATTGCTTCTTGATCCTGGTTTAATACTTTTACAAAAACTCTTTCAACTTGTGATGAATAATCATTTCCATATCTTCCACCTATTTTTGTTGTTATTGCTGGTGTATTCATTCTCAAAAATGCTTTTGCAACATTGTTATCACATTCTCTAAAAAATGATTTGTCTTTTATTAAGTATTTATCAAGTGATAATAATTTGCCTTTTTCTATACTAAAATCTATATTAATTGTAAATCTTCTAAATAAATTAAATTCCAATGCTTGATATAAACATAATTTATTAAATATAATCTCGTTGCTTCCTTTTTTCTTTTTGGTTGCAACTAGCATAAGTCTATCATCATATTTTAATTTTTCTATTTTTTCACATTCAGTATATATATCATATTTTTCAACATCTACAACTGAATAACTTTCATATCCTTGTGCATTAGGTATCATCTGAACACATTTTAATGAATTTTCAGTAGATATATAATAAAAATCATCTTTAATTAATACTCCTGATTCTCGACAAGGTATTTCACTGGCAACAAACACACTATAACTTGTAGAAGAAAAAGTTTGATAAGCTGATATAACATAGACACCTTTATTGGTTGCTACATATATTTTATTCCCTGTTTCAGCTTTTATAACTTTTGGAAATACATTATTTATAGGAGTTGGTTTAAAGAAAAATGGGTCTGATTGTCTTATTCCATTTCTAAAATTAAAATAATTTGATATTTCACTAAAGTAAAATGTATTTTCTTTTATGAAATACAATCTATCTCTATATATACCAACATCAACTATACCACTATTAAAATTAATTATTTTACCATAAGAAAATTCTCCACCTTGTACATCTCCACTACCAGATAAACTTTGTATACTTGTTGTACTATCAGAACTTCCTAATTTTACTGGTGTATTTCCTATAATATAGTTTCCGTTTGTTTCTGGGAAATATCTATGTAACACACCTATAACCATATTAACGTGTGCTCCTGCTATATCGTTAATATTAGAAAATGTCCTGTATTGTAAATATAATCTTTCAATTTGTAATGTAGATGAAGATAAGAATATCCTGCCACTTCTAATAGATAAAGATGGTGAATTATATGTACCTATTAATGTTACTCTTAAATCATTTCCTATTTGATATATTTTATATAAATCAATAGTTAATTCTTGTTTTTCTTGAACAGGAAATTTAAGTAAATCCATAAAATTACTTGCTCCAATATTTCCATCTTGATTAAATTCTAAAACTTTTACATTTCCTGTGTTATCAATAACAAACAACTTTTCATCAGCATAACTAATATTTGAAAAATTTCCTATATTATGTTGATATAATAAAGGAGAGTTATTATTTTCAAAATCTTTTTTTATTGTAACAACTGTTTCATTTCCAACGGCAATATAAAAATTATGCTTGGTATCAAATATATGTTCAATATTTATAGGCAACCCATTCACTGCATACTCTTTTAATTTCTTTGCAATTTTTAAATTACCCATTTCATTTATAACAAAATTTTCTATTCTTTGAGCTGATTGTTGATATATTTCTGTATCTCTTATACCTCCCAATCTTTCTCCTGTTTCTCCATAATTAAATATATTGTTTGTTGTAAACATTATTCTACCTCCCAAGGTTTATACATAAATCCTTGTTGATATATTATTTTTCTTTTTTCTTCTTCAAATTGTTGTTGCAAAAATTGATAACGATTATTATAAGCATTAAATGCAAGACTTATTTCTTTTGCTAAATATATAACTATGATATTAAACATATTATTTGGAATTTCAGTTAGACTAATCTCTCTACAATATTGAATATATAATTCACTAGCTTTAGAATAAATAAATTCTCCCTCTATTCTAAAATCAGCATTTCCTTGTATGATGTTTAAAAAATCAATAGGTATATTAAATTTATTTTCTCCTAACTTATTTTGACCTACTGTTGTTAATTTAACTGTAATTGCATTGAATAAAAAATCTGTTTCTATTGCTATTTTTCTAATAACTGTATCAAGTAGTCCATCAGCCACTTGGTATTTATCGCCTTTATTATCATTGAAAGCATTATTATCCCCAACTTTCAGAAATGCTTGTTTTATTATTTCTCCTCTATCCATTGCTACACTCCTTTTCGGGTAGGCAATAAACCTACCCATTACTTGATGAATTTTTTAATCTCCTCCACATCTTTTTTTAATTCTGATTGCTCTTTCTGAATAGCTTCCAGCAAATCAGCCATTCTTTGCATAGTATTTTTATACATTTCAAAAGTACTCTTATCTTTCCAGATGAAATATATAAGCATAGCTCCTATTGCTCCATATTGTAATAATGTAGCATCCATAATTATCACCTAATTCCTAACATTTTATACCAATGATTATAATATTCTTTCGCTTCTTTGGTCCTATCAATTATAGCTCTATCCTTGTATCCCTCATTTTGCAATTTAGGTTTCCAAGATGTTTCTCCAAAACATTTAACTGCCATATAAAATTTTCTTCTGGTCCTGTTATCAACACCAGTCTCTTTCATAATAAAATTAAATATTTTATCAGCAAGAGTACGGTTAATACCTGTATTATTGTAGTAACTATACAAATAATCGTGAATAACTGCCGCTTTTATATACTTGCCATAAGGATTATATAACCATTGTAGACTTTTAGGTACTGAGGCTCCATCAGTGATGAAACCTCTAAACACCTTAATATCATAGCCATTGATAGAGTAGATATAATCTTGGAGTAAAACCGCTTTTTTGTTTGAAAGAAACTCTAATTTTAATTTAGTTTTCTCCATCTTCATTACCTTTTATATCTACTTTATATCCATTAGCAAAAATATCAGAAAACTTTTGTAATGTCTTTTCTATAATATCAATCATTCTTTTTCTGCTAATAAATTTAATAATTATAATTCTTGCTATCCAAGGTAAACTAGAAGTTCTATATAATATAAAGTTAACTGCTGCCTCTAATTTCTTTCCGTTTTCACCATGATTAAAACTTTCTTCTGCAAAAATTACCGATTGTCTAAATACATTTACATATTGCTTTCTGTTGTAAATAAGATAAACTAAAATTAGTCCTGCTACTGCTATCCATATCCATTGTTCAATACTAAAACCTGCCAAATATCCTATTGCTTTGTTAATTAAATCTTTCATTTTGTTTCCTCCTGTTATTTGTTATAAAAATTAATTCTTTGTCTTAACACACTTAAATAGCCTCTCATAAATTTTAGCTGCTCTTTTAAATAAACTTGTTCCAAACCTTTTAATTCTTTAAACTTTTCTCCATTTACAAAATTTTCTAATTTTGTTACTCTATCTTGTAACTCATCTTTCTCTGTAATCATTCTTTCTACAAATGCTTCCATTTAATGCCTCCTAAAATTTTTATAATAATTGTCTGGCCAGACTTTTTATTAATTATTTTTAAATTGAATATTATCAGCTGTTCCTAATTGAAAATGCACAGAGTCTTTTTGCTTCCAATTTCCTCCCCATACTATTCCATATTTATCAATAAGCCCTTTACTTTTAGCAACATCATAAATAGCTTTGTAATATTTATAATCCCATTTAGCAACTGTTTTTTCTTTTTCTTCTCCAGTTTTCTTATCTGTGTATTTTTCTTTTTCCAAGACAGCTATATCAACAGCATATCCATAACCATCAATTTTTACTTGGTGTTTTGATTTTAAATTATAACCATCACACCAACTAACCTTTGGTTGCTTGTTACCGTTGCTATCAACTAAAATTGTTCTTCCTTTTTGATATTCGTGATTTTGCTCTTCTGCAGTTCTGACACCACAAGTAATTTTAAAATCATATGGAGATTCTTTTATAAGTTCTTTTATAAAATTTACTACATTTGGATGAACTCCATTCATTTTTTCTAAACTTAAATTTGATAAATTAAACATTTATCCTCCTTATATATGAAAACTTATATTTTTATATCTAAAATTAAAATTCACTATCTCTTAAATATAAAATCTTTAAAATTTATATTTAACAAAACTATTTTAAAAAAATGACCTTATAATAAACTGATATAAGAGTTTTAATCCATATAGCCTATGAAGAATATGTCTTTTGATTTAAAAACTCTCTATTGCCATTTTATAGCTTCTATTTCTTCTGCTGATTTACAAGCTTCTAATTTGATTGAAAGTGCACCAAACTTTTCAAAAATATCAGCTTTTCTTTTTATAAACTCTGTTAATACTTCCATTAGTTGAGAATATGTAAAAGTCTTTATACTATTATCAGATAAAACCCAATTTCTTTTATCACTTTCTACAACTTCTTTATTTTTTAACATATAATCAACTTCCCAAAAGTTTTCTAAGTCCTCTGTTCTAACTTGGAAAGTATCTCCATTTACAGTTATATTTTCATAGAGTTTGTTTGTTCTAACTGCTTTTAATTCTTCTCTTTTTATCTTTTTTAATCTATCAATATTTGGAGAATATTTTATCTTGCCATTTTCATAAATATAATCATCTATTGGATGTATAAATTTAAAATTATCTACTTCAATAGCTTCTTGCATTTCCCCTATTGTTGTATATGCCACTATTCTTTTATTTTTATCTATTACTATTTTCATATATCACTCCAATATTGTTATTTGTTGGATTTCTCCATCCATATTTACATTCCCGTCAAAAATAAACTCATTATTTTTGATGCCGTATGTAGAGTATAGATAACCTTCAGGCATCGTGCCATGTATTTTATTTCCAGTATTGATTATTGTTTCAATATGATTATTATAAGCCGAATTAACGAAACAAATTTTCCAATTTTCACCTAAATTTATCTTTCCCCCTGCACGTAAACTTCCTTTGAAAACTATTTTTAAAGTTAAACCACTCTTAATTTCAACTTCTTTACTACTATTATCACTCATAGTGATTTTTAACTTATTGTTAGCATATGATAAATCTTTAATTCCTTGACCATCTTTTCCAGCAACTGTTGGAACTGTAAAAACTGTTGATTTACTATCATCATAATTAACTGTTACCTTATCTTGAACAGCTGTTATTGATGTTATTCCTGCTCCTCTATCTCCTTTTAATTTATCTCTATTATCAGCAATATATTTTGCTACTGCACTTGATAAACTATTTTTCAACTCATCTGATAAAGCATTTAAACTGTTTATTTTTTCTGATAATATTCTTTCGAATTCTTTTATAGCTTCTTTCTCATCATTATTTAATCTATCCACAGAATTTTTTATATCTTCTTGTGCTTTGTTAAAAATTGTGTTTAGTTCATTAACTTTATTTTTTAGTTCTTCTGTAAATTCAGATATTTTGTTTTTTGCTGCTGCTTCTATTTCTGATAAAGATGTTTCTTTTGTTGATTTAATCAATTCCTCAACTTCTTTTTTTAATTTACTTACCATCTGTTCATACTTACTGTTCAAATCTCCTAATGGAAAAGTTACTATTTTTTCATCTTCGTTCATTGCCCAAAATGTATTTGGCTCTAATGGAGTTAATATTTGTGTCATCTTTAAAGTATCTACTTTTACTCCAGTTGATTTTGCATACTTAATAATATTAGTTACATCTTCAATTAAATCATTGTACTTACTCACCAATACTTTAAGTTCTGGGTATTCTTCCAAATATTTTCCAGCTTTCATATCTGGTGTATAAATTATTTGATACTCATAAGCCTTAGCTTTTATATTGTCATCTATATTTAGATACAAAACATTGCTTTCTAACTTTGTTGTGTAATTTCCTTTTGGTATAGGAATAAAACTTGTGTTTCTTTCTCTATACATAAATACGGCTTTTGATAAATCTACTCCATTTATTTCAAACTTATCTTCGCCGTTTGCTAGAAATTCTCTTACTATTTCTATGATTTTCCCTGTTTTAAAATCCATATTTCCTCCATAAAAATAGAGTAGGGTTTTACCCCTACCCTTAAAGGTTATGCTGTTGCTTTAAATGTAAATTTTGTTATAAATTTAGGTTCTATACAGATAGCTCCAACATATTTTCTATTTTGTAAATGCCATCTAGCACCATCTGTTTCGTGGTATTCAGCAACTCCTTTTTCTGTTCCTTTCCAAGTAGCAAATCCACAAGTGTTAGATGGTACTATATAAATAGTTCCTGATGGTACCATATTGTCATTTTTAGTAACTAAGAATTCTGCTCCCTTTATACGAGTAGGCTTTTCATTATCTCCCCACTCGATACTGTCTTTAAAATCTGCATTTAAGAAATAATTAGATTGAACTAATATTTCCCAATCTTTTAAGTTTATTAAAACTGATACTCCTTTTTGCCCATCTGGTGTCATTGCTGCACTCGCATGAGCAACTGCTATCTTTCCAACTAAAGCTCTGATAACTTTTTCATCATCTATACCTTTTGCTGTTCCAGAAGCAAAATCTTGTTTTGCCAAATCACTGTCTTTGTCTTTTATAGATTTTAAAACTTTTTCATCGGCTTTATGTTCTACTGCTATTGACATTGTTTTTTGTAAAGTTCCTTTTGCATCTAAGCTAGTTTTTTTGAAATCAATATCATCTATTTTATGTTGAGATGATATATAAGCACCAAAAACTTTATAAGGTTTTAAAGGTCCAGCATCTCCACCATTGCTTCCGCTATCCCCTTTATAACCTTTTCCATCATCATTGTACATAGATGGTAATCCATCTTTTGCTGTTGATTCCTCTGCTCTATAAAATGTGTAACTTTCCCCAGATGTTGCATCCCCTTTTTCACAGAACTTAACAAGTCCCATAGGTTTTTGCACTGACATTGCTAATTTTGCTTGTGTTGCATATTTTTCTTGTAATACTTGTTCTAATGGTTTTGCCATTGTTTACCTCCTTAAATTTCTCCTACTATCTGATTAAAATAACTTAATTCTTCTTGATTAATAATTTTCCCACGAATTTCTTTTACCTTAGCTTTTACTGCTTCTTCATTTATTGATGAAGATGATAGAAATTCATTAAACTGTTTTACTCCTTCTTCTCCACTAATATAACTGTTTGTTCTTGTTTCTCTTTCTGTTCTTGCTGAATTTACATTATTACCTCCTTTTGCAAAATTAATAACTCTACCTAAAACTTTAATAGCATACGGGTCTGAAGCTATTGCATTAAAAAACTTTTCTTCGGGTGTTCCTTTCAAAGCTCTTTGTAATAAATTACAATTTGCTTGATAAGCTTTTTTTTCTTCAAAAGTTAAATGCTTGTTTAATTCTTCTCTTATGCCTTGTGGACTTTGAGCTTGTTCTCCTTGTTCTGCCATAAACCCAACTATCCCTAAAACTTGCTCTTGTGATAATCCCAACTCTTTAAATTTGCTTGTATAAGATTCTAAAGCTTTTACACTATCTTCATTTGTGTCTATTTTTTCTTTTAAACTTGATAGGTCATATCCATTAAAAGAAGTTTCAACATCATCAAACGTCATTTTAGTAGGGTCAAATATATCTCCTTCCCCTTCTTTGCTTTGAATATCATCGTTTTGATTATCAAGAATATCAAGATTATTATCATCTCCTTGTGGATTTTGAGTTTCTCCATCCAATGTGTCTAAATTTTGGTTTACTTCTAAATTATCGCCATCCATTACTACTCTCCTTTCATATTTTCTATAATTTCATTTTTTTTATTTACTAAATCAAATTTTAGCTTGATTAATAAATTTCTTTGTTCTGGGTATTTACCATAGTTTTGATAATAATTTTCTTTTGTTTCTTCCCAGTCTAATGCACACCATTTGATAAGTTCTAATAAATCATTATCCCCTGCATACTTTGCTAAAAAATCATCATATTTACTTTTTCTTTCTCTGTCATTAAATATCACCTAATCCACCTACTCCTTGTTTAACTCTTTCAGGTATTCCTGTTTCTTGTCTTTTTCCTACATTTTCTTGAGCTTGTGCTAATGTTTCTATTTCTAATAATCTTCTTTGATTTTCTACCAATTCTATAATCTCGTCTTTTGAATTAACGATACTTGCTGGGATATTCATTTTATCTCTTATATCTTCAACTGCTTCAGCCGATTTTATAATAAATCCTCTTTGTTCTTCTGGTACTAATTGAGAAGCCATATTATAAAAATCAATTATTCTTAAACCATATTCTCTGCCTGAATTTTGAGTTAATTCATTGACATAATGTATTTTTGAATGTGTTACATAGTCCTCATTTTCCAGTGTATTCAATAGACCTTTCTTTTCTAAAATATAATAAGCATTCATAAATATTGGCTCTAATAATTCAGTGTTAATAAGTTCATAAGTTCCTGAAAATTCACTTCTAAACATTTCTTGCCTTAATTCCATTTCAGTTGCTGACCTATTTTTAGTTTCCAACACATCTCCTAAAGGTTGTGCCATATATGCTTTTCTTATTCTTTCCCTACAATCATTTATATCTTGTTCGATAGGAACAAGATTAGTCCCTAAATTTATAGGTTGTATCCCCATTTTATTAGCGTCATTCCATTCACCACCATAATTAATGGCTCCAGGTTTTAAGCTAACTTTATTTCTTAAACTTATATCCCCATAAAAATTAGCTGGTGGGTCAACAATTTTATCTCTATGTCTTGCTCTTTTTTCTATATTTTCATTAAGTTGTTGAATAAGATGTTTGTTAGCTCTACCTATACCAATTCCCCAAGGGTTAGAACTATCCACTTGCCATCTAAATATTACATAAGGATTATATTCAAGTACTTCATAAACTAACTCTTCTTCAAATTCTTCGGTATGTACAAAATGATGATAAACATTAACTGCTTTGTTTTCATCAAACTCTGCAATTATAGTTTCTATAACAGATATTTTTTCGGTTAATTCTTCCTCATTATTTAAGCTTTCAGGTTTCTTAAAATTAAGATGTCCGAACAAATCTATTAAATCTTGTAGATTTTTTTCTACATATCTTTTAAATACTATATTTGGCTTCCCTTGCATATCTTCTAAGAAAAAGATATTATCAAGATTTTGATAACTATATGTAAAAGGTTTTGCAGTTGAGTTAAGTTCAATTATTTTAAATATTCCTGTTCCAACTTTTAAGCAATCACTAACTGATTTTGCAACTTCTGTATAATAATTTGTATTACTATTAGTTCTGTAAACTGTTTCTGAATTTTCTTCTAATATTTCATCAAGTTCTTTTTTTATCATTTCGGCTGTACTATCATTTACCTCTTCTATTGCTTTGATTACATCTAAATTACTTTTTAGTTCAGCCCATTTTTGTGATTTTGGAAAAACAGAAATCATAATAAAATTTGATAGAAACCTTTGACTTTCTAATACAACACTGTCTACTTTTCTTGAAACACTCTTTTGTCTTGAAGCATCATCTTTTATAGTGAATGATGTATCAGTCAATTCAAACGTTTCGTTATAGTCGCCTTTTATATCATCTTTGTAAGTTTTAGCTTCCTCAAAATAATATGTTAATTTTTCTTTTGATGGTTTTTTCATATGCTACCTACCTGTTTTAAAAATCTTTTTAAGCTTATCCTCATCTCTGTTTTTATTTAGTTTCAAACTTTTTGAAAAATCAACAGTTGTTTGAGGTTTATCAGTTAAATTTGTTCCTTGCTGTTTGTTTTGAAAACCGTCTATATCTCTTTGCATACTTTCAGTATCTGTTTTTACTTTATTTCTATAATCTTCTTCTGCTTTTCTTTGTCTTTCAAGTTCTGCTTGTCTTTTAGCTTCTGCCTCAGCTTTGGCTTTTGCTTCTGCTTCTGCTCTTGCTCTTTCTTCTGCTCTTCTTCTGTTTTCAGCTTCTATGGCTAATCTTTGTCTTTCTGCTGCTTCTCTGGCTTGTCTATCAGCTTCTTCTCTTTGCTGCCTAAGTAAATCCTCTTGTGGACTTTTCCCTATTGCTCCACCAGTCAAACCACCAACTATATTTTTAGCAGTTTTTCCTATGCCTCCTATTCCTTTCCCTATTCCTTTTCCAACTTTTTTAATTGGATTACCACCTTTGTAGTAAGTTTTTTCTAAACTATAATATTTCTCTAAATTATCATATTCTTTTATTTTTAAAAGTTTCATTCTAAACCTCCTAACTCTATAATAGATACATTGTCGTTTATTACTTGCTTTGCATTAAGCTTTTTTATTAATAAATTATGAAATCTAATAGATGTACTATTATCTAAATAACACCATAGATACAGATTTTTATAATGTTTCAATCTATTTCTAAGTAAATGCATTAAATTAAAATATGATGTAGATACAACTTTATTACTAAGATTTATTACTCCGACACACATAAAATTATCGTATTTTGTAAAATCTATATAGTATGTATCATCAATTAAATACGCTTCTTCTGGAAAATTAATTATTTCATCATCACAGAAATAATACTTATAATATTCATCGTTTTTTAATTTATCTATTTTTGTGTTTATATTTTCTATTTCTTCTGTATTTAATTTTTTTATCATAAATAACTTGCCTCACTGTCTGCGTTTTCTAAATAATTTGTTTGCATTAAATCATGTAAATTCTTATTATAATCGCTAGAAAACATACGCATACAGAAATATTCAAGTGCATCACAAGTGTTACTTGCTGCAAGACCTCTGCCGTGAACTGGCACTCTTAGATTTTCCTCGGTAGAGTTATCTATTTTCCACTCGTACATCTTCATTAATCTAACCATATCCCTAACACTTGCACAGTCTAAAAATTTTATCTTATGCTGCTCTATACTATGTCTTGTAATCTCTATTGTTTTATTAACTTCATAAGCTCTTAATACTCTAACATCTCTAAAATGCTTGTTATATGCCTCTCTTCTGCTTGTCAAATAGTCAATAGCGTCTTGTCTATTTCTAGCGTCGTGGGGGAGTATAATCTCTACATCTTTTATATTGTGTTCTTTCATAAAAGTTTTTATATACTCTATATAATGTATTGTTGCTTCATCTGTATTAGCATAATGATGAATTATAGTATTATCTATTGTGAATACTAATGCTGTACTATCATTAATTCCTAAGTCCTCACTAACATATAGTTTTTTGTTAGTTATGTTTAAATCTTTTATCCACTCTGCTTTTAATAAACTTCCTGCATAGATAGCATTCTCATTAGCAACATCTGTATCACATAGATAATCTTGCCTGAATTTGCTTTCACTCATCAACTGCTTAGCTTTTTCTAGTTTTTCATCGCTCCATACTGGGTTGCCTTTTTCATCTACTGCCTCTTTATCTAATGCACTAAGAATGCTTTTAAACCACAGTTTTATATTTTTAATATCTTCTAGTATTTCATTAAAGTAACTGGCAAATCTTGGAGTACTTACAAGTATGATTTTGCCGTTTACATTCATTACTGATGGGATTAGATATAGCAATATATTTCTATTCTTTATAGTTGCCATTTCTGATATAACCAATATATCTAAGTTTCCACCAATTTTTGTATCTGCATTTTGAGCGTCTACAAAATAAATAATAGATCCATTTTTAAATCTTAAAGAATTATCAGAGTGATACAATTTTCCAGACTTTTCAGGTAATAATAGACATTCTTTGTTAATAACTTCCTCAATTATCCTTTTTCTTTCATTCGTGAAACCGTCTAATATCATCATTTTACCTTGCTTCATTGTAGGAAACATATAGTAAACGACTGTATTAGCTTTGTTTAAACATTCTTCACAAGCTAAACTAAAAGCAAGTAAATCTTTCCCTAGCCGTCTAGCCCAGCAAATTATGAAAAAGTTATATAATCCAGACTTGAATGTATCTATAATTTTTTTTTGATAATCTCTTGCTTTAAATACAAAAAATTTTAATCTTTCTTTTTTTCTTCTATCTAATTCATTCTTAAAGAAGTCATATATTTTATTCATTTTTATCAACTTCTTTTGATTTTTCTATTATCTGTAAAATCTTTTCTATATCTCTATCTGTTAAATTAGAAAGTTCTTCAGATATAATATTTAATCTATTATCTTTATACTTAGCTTTTTCTAGTTCAAATCTCTCTAATCTTTCTAATCTATTAAGTTCAAGTATTTCTTGTTCTGTTAGTTCATTTTGCTTTAAGGTGTCTTGAAGTTCTTTAGATATTCCGTTTTCTCTTAGTTTCTTCCAAATTTCTTCTTTTGCTTCTACATTAATATAAAATCTATCTTCTTTATTTTGCTCTATTTCTTTACTGTATTTCTTTCTTAAAGATTTTAAATAGTCTAGTTGCTTAACTTGTAACTTTTCTTTACTGCTTAGCTTCATAGCACTATTAAAAGATATGCCACTTTCTGCTGCTGCTTCTTTTAAACTTGCTCCACACTCAATTAAAACTTTTGCTTTCTCTTTTCGCTTCTTTTTTTCGCTTTCGCTTTCGTTTTTAATTTCGCTTTCGCTTTTATTCAAATCTTTTTCATATTCTTTTCTATATAGCTGTACACTTCTTACACTTATGTTTAATTCTGCTGCTATCTCTTTGTTATCTTTCTTTTCTATTATTAATTTATAAACTTCTTGTCTTGTACTCACATCTTCCAGCACCTCCAAGCGAGAAAATAAAAAAATGGGATACATAAAAAGTTAATTTATATTTCTATAAACTTCTTCTTATATATCCCATCTACTTTTAATTAAAATTTTGATTGTAAGATATTATTTTATTTAATTTTCAAAAATTTTTTTACACTTTTTTCCATTGATATTATTGGACTTTTTTAGTTCTACAAAAATATTTTAAAAAAAAGTATTGACATACTTGTTCAAGTATGGTATTATTAAAGTACCTCAAGGGAAAGGAGGTGATAAAATGAAATTTCAATTTATAATTGTGATTGGGAGCTGGTCACTAACAATTACAATTACTAAAAAGGAAAAGTAATTTATCCCCCCCTCTTCTGAGGGGTAAAACTAAGAGTGATAAAACTCTAAGCTTTGACACTTAGATTATATCACTTCTTAAAGAAAAAATCAATAAGGAGAGATGAAAAATGAAAGTAACAAGAAGAAATATCAAAAAATTATTAGAAAACAAGAGCATAGAAATTGAAATGGTAAACGATTTAAGTTCTTACTCATTCAATTTTAAAAAACATATAATAACAGATAGTGAAAGAGAAGAACTTTTAAAAAAATTTAAAGATGATAATAAAAGATTTGGATATGGAAAACTAACAGAAGACAAAACAGATATTTTAGAATTCAGTTTTGTTAACGAAGTTTACAGGATAGTAGAGGGGTAAAAAGCCCCTCGCAAATATAAGGAGGCAATATGGAAGAAAAGAAAAGAAAAGGGTATAAAACCCAGGAACAACAAAACGAAGCTAATAAAAGATATAGAGCAACAGAAGAAGGAAAAGAAAAAACTAAGCACTCAACTTATAAAAGTCGTGCGAAAGTTTTTATAAATGAAATGGCTACACTTGAAGAATTAGAAGAACTTGAAAATTTAATACAAAATAAAAAGATGAGTTTTTAAAGCTCATCTTTTTTTATATCTTCAGTTTCTTCAAGAATTTTTTTTATTTCCTCGTTCTCATATCTATTGTTTTTTGAGAAGATTACAATCCTATTATCTTTAACTTTTATTCTATATTCTCCATCTCCCAGTTTTTTTATCAAATTCGGAATATCTTTTATTTTTGCCAAACTCATCGTTGTAGCTCCTTAATTTATAATCTTTTTAACTTCTTCTAAGCTCTTAACAACATAATATTCAGCCCCTTGCTCTTTCATCTTTTGCTCCATTATTTTTTGTTCAGTCGATTGTTTCCCTATTGGTGTTTTTATTTCAAGCCCTATTGTTCTACCTTTTGTAAAAACTATTATATCAGGAAATCCCTTTTTCTGTCCTTTTGAAAGGCTTCTAAATTTCTTGCCTACTGGGTCATAAATTGCTGTATTATTAGTTCTTTGAAACCACAATTTATTTTGCTTTTCCAGTATTGTTAAATAATCAATTATTACTCTTTGATAATCTGTTTCTTTCATTAGTATGTACCTCTTATAAGTGCTATAATTATTATAAATTCTAATACAACAAATATAGTTACTGTTGCTAAAAGAAAATTAGACAATGCTAGTTTCTTTCTAAATCTAAGTGTTTTAATAGCTGTTTCTTCTAAAATTTCTGATTTTATTTCAAAATTCTTTTTATAAAATTCTTTGTTATTTTCAGCTCTTTCTAACTGTCTTTTAACATTTTTTAATTGAACTATATAAAGCCCATTATCAGCTTTTAGATTTTCAACTTCATTTTTTAAGCTCTTATTTTCTTTCATAATCTCAGAATTTTCAACCTTTTGAGGTTGTGCTTTATGTCTTAGATTTTTGATTAAATTTAAAAGATATTCCTCACATTCCTCCTTGCTGTTTAGCTTAGAAGCATTAAAAGTTATTCCAGCTTCCTTGTTAGCTCTTGTTATAAAACCTCTTAAATAATCTCTTGTTGATATTTTATTATTTACCATTTGTTCCTCCTTATATTTTAAATAAAATTATTATTAATTCAATTATTGCAATAATGAGTACTATGTTATTTTCGTTATTCAACTTATAGTATTCATTTTCTAGATTATTAACATAGTTCATAAAAAAAATCCTTTGTTTTTCTAATTTCTTGATTTTTCTTTTAAATCTCTTGTTTTTGTTCATTGTGCACTCCTATATTTTTTAATTTTCTTTTACTTTGCCAATTAAATTCTATGTATTTGCACATCTCTAAAAGCCTATCATAGACTTTATTAACTCCATTAATTTTAAGATGTTCTTTAAGTTCTCCGACTTTCAGATTAGTTGTAATTATAATTGGCTTCCCTGCCCTATATCTTTCATCAAATAATCTAAAAATCTTCTCCTCTGCCCACATCTTGCCGTTTTCTCTATTGATGTACTCACTTCCTAAGTCATCAATGAATAATAAATCCACATCTTTAACAGCAGATATGAAACTTTCTTCCTCATCTATATTTTTTCTAATTTTGTTAAAATATGCTCCTAGTGAGAAACTTAGAACTGAAAAACCTTTTTCATCTAGCATATTACAAACACAATTTGCTAGGAAAGTTTTGCCTGTTCCAACTCCCCCTGCAAATATATATCCGTGCTTTTCTATACTAAAATCTTCTGCATATTTGTATAACTCTTGATAGATTTTTCTTTCTTCTGTGTTAGATTTATCTATTTCAGCATTAGAAAAAATGTTACTCCTTGCGTTTCTATCAGTTATAGATAAATCCTTAAATCTTTTCAATTTAGCTTGTTTTCTATAACTTCTAACACAAGCACAATCACGATTAAATGTGTAACCTTGAGGAGTCTTATACTCTGTAACTTCTCCACAAACTTCACATCTTTTTATAACTATATCGCCATTTTCTAATACTTCTATTGGCTTTTTTTCTAAGAAATCAAAATCATTGTTTTTTATTTTTTCTGCTAGTTCTTTCATACTTGTTACAGACATACTAATCCCCCCATTTTATTTCTGCTGCTGAATTATTTTGAGTATTTTTTTTATTAACACCAGGACCATTTATTTTTTGATTTAGATACTTTTCAAACTTAGATCCAAATAAAGTATCTGGGCATAAATATTTCTCCATATCCGTATTTAGCCACTCGGAGCATTTTTTATCTATTACAGTTTTAAAATCTTCTAGTGTATAGCCGTCATTAATCCTAGCTTTTATGTGTTTAGTTGTATTTTTAGAACTTGATTTATACTTAGTTCCTGCTTTCTCATTTAAGTGATTTACAACTTCTTCAATTTCTTTTATATTTTCTTTATTGCTTAATTCTTTTTTATTATATTCAGTATTATTAGAATCTTTTATTATTAATACATCGGCAAAACCCTGATTAGGCTTTCCCTTATTTGGGTTTCCCTGATTAGGCTTTTCACAATTAGGTTTTTGAATAGAATAATCTATAATATTATTTTCTGAATTATCTTCAAATACAAAATAATCAACAGTACCATCTTTGTTTTTTCTTCTGCTGATATATTTAGCTTCTATCAATTCTTTTAATCCACTGTATACACTTTCTAACCCATCTTTTGAATTATTAGCAATGTCTTTTGGATTATAGTTCCAACCTGCTGGTTTAGATAACATATAAAGCATTATTCCTTTTGCTTTTAAAGAAATATTATTATCTGTTATTAATTTGTTATGAATAGTTGTAAAATTACATTTTTTTGTTACTACTGTTTTACTCATTTTTACCTCCTGTATATTTGGAGAGCCTGTCTTAATTCTCTCTTTATTAATTCAATTAGTGAAGACTACCCAGAGCTTTGACAGGCTATGAATAGCCTCCACTAATTCAATTAATAAATTTACTAGATACTTACTAGATATTTACTAGATACTTTTTAACTTCTCCTGAAAAAATCTTGAAAGTTTTACATCAAACATCTTTACCAGCTGCCTAGAATTATCCACAGATTAGGTCTTGCCTTTTCTGTGTTAGGTAAAGATGTAAGATGGCTGATTTTTTACATCAAAAAAACTGCACACAGCAAAAAATATAGTTGTAATTTGACGGACTTACAACGATACGGCTAGTTTTAAAATTCAGATACTGCTATCCTGTAAAATCAACTAGCTTGTTTACACCCTAGAATGCTTTTTAAATGCCGTTTTAAGCTCAGAAAACGGAAGAAAACATATAGATACAATATTTTACGAACTTGTATCGGCACGGCTAGGTCAAAAATATTTAAAAATACGACTAGCATTTTTACTCCAAAACTCTATTGTCTTGGTGTTGTAAGATTAGTTCTTACACGCATAGCCACAAGAAAAACATCTTTCAGATTTTTGGAGGGGAGAGAAAAACTTGTGACTATGTGTCTAAGGACTAGCCTTAGATTTGTATTATTTTCGCCTATGATTTATAATATATTTGCTAGATATTTTTATAAATTAAGGAGTGAATCTATGGAACATTTTTTAACTTTAATTTCTCAATCTTTTATTACTCTAATAGCTTTCTTTTTAGGTAAATGGCAAGATAGATATAAATATAAGATTGAAGCATATAAAGAAAGATACTTACATCTATATTGCCCATTTATAGCAATTTATGTTTCTTACATAAGAATAAATGAAAAGCCTAAACCTAATAACTTAGAATTTAGAAATAAAATTCTCGAACTAATTAAAAATAATATTCTTTACCTTGATACTAATTCATTAGCATATTTTCAATTTTTCTTTACTATGATTAAGTTTAAAAAATATGATAGTAACAAAATCTTTTTAAATCTAATCAAGAGTATGCTAGTAGAATGTAAAAACATAGAAAAGAATTTAAAATACCCAATGAAAGCACAGTTATTGTTAAGCCGTCAAAATCTCTTAGACGAATAGATTTATAGGCAACATATACTATTACTATTATTGAAAATAATAAATAAAATAAAACTTCGGTATTCATTATTCCCCTTTCTTTTTTATTTGTAATTCATAACCTATTTTTTCCTATTAAAACGGATTTATAAATTAAAAAAAATAATTTCTATTCCTAGATAATCTTGTAATTTCAAAAGTGTTTTTAGCTTTGGGAATTTCCCATCTTTTAATTTTAATAAAATATCAGATATTGTTTGTTTTGAAACTCCGATTTTATCAGCTATTTCATATCTGTTCATTTTGTTTTCTCGTAAAAAAATATCTATTTTTGAATATATATTTTTTGCTATTTTTTCATAATTGTTATCCACTTAAATCACCTCTTACTTATTTTATCCGATTAATTTGGAATTGTCAAGCACAAAATAAAAAGAGAGATAAGCTCTCTCTTATAAATAATTTCCTTTCCATTTATAACAATGTCTATATCCTAATTTTGTAGCTTCTTCACAACTCATTACTCTACTATATTTTTTGTTTGTAGAATTAAAAATAATATTATCATATTGTAAATCTGTGGGGATATAATAAATTTTTTCTTCATTCTCTACTAATTTTACCATAGGGTAATCAAAATCTATTGTTACATTTTCTCTATATGTGACATTTAATAATTTACAAAATTCTTTTGCTTCATCAGATAAAACAGTTTTTGTAATCAATAACATTTCAATATCTTTATTTTTAATTGATTTGAAAAAATCTTCTGTTTTTTTACCTGTTTCTAAAAATTTTTTTAAAGTTGCACCCAATAATTGAGCAACAGTATTTTCTCTTATAGTTTTAGTTATACTCCAATATTTACATTGCACATACACTATTTTTTTATTTTTTTCAGCAATTAAATCAATTCCTTCGTCTGCTTTTCCATTAATAATGCCGTGATATCTGACACTAAAACCTAACTGTTCTAGTAAATATCCACAATATCTTTCAAATTCGTACCCTATTCTCAATTTTGATTTGTTTTTTTCTTTATATTTTTTTAAATAGTAGTCTAATATTTCATAATATTTTAAATTTTTAAAATCTATCTTTTCTTTTGAAATGATTTCATCATAATTCTCTATTTTTTCAAACTTATCATCTTTAACAGCTTCTATATTTTTTTCTATTTCACCAGATAAACTGGATAATTTCAATTTTAAATCTCTATTTTCAATTATTAAATTAGTAAATTCTTTTTTTATACTTTTAATATATTCAGAACTTTTAAAACTTGGTTTTTTTTTATTTATAAATAAATTTTCTATTTCTTTTAATTTTTTCAAAGAATATTCGGTATAAAAATATATCATTGTGTCATTTAAAATATAATCGGATAAGTCTTTTTTTATTTCTTTTTCTAATATTAATTTTTCTTTTTCAGCTTCTATTAACCTTATTTTTATTTTATTTTTGTCGTATTCAATCTCTTTCTTTTTTATTAAACTATAATATTCTACCCTTAAATTTTGTTCCAATGATGGCAATTTTTTTGATAATTCTTCATATTCTTTTTTATATTTTATAGATGAGGTTATTTGCTTTATCTTTTCTTTTACGAAATAACAAATAAAGTAAATAACAAAACAAATAAAGCCCATAAGAAGTAAAATTAATATAACATCTCTATTATCTCTATTATAATACATCTAATTCCCTCATTTATTTTTTAGGTTTATAATATTATCAATTACCCAATCTTCAATATTTTTTTTTGAATAATGTTCATCATCAATATCATCATTAAAAAGTAGCCAACTTGCAAATAAATTAGCTTCTTCTTCTACTCTACTTTTTCTAATCAAACTAGTTCTATCTAACATAAATTCAAATTTTTTTGAACTATGTAATATTGCATGTCCTAACTCGTGAGCACACACTACTCTTTGTTCAAACTCAGATAATTCTGAGTTTATAAAAATATATTTCTTAGTCAAAATTTTTTTATAAAATCCTTTTGTATCTTCTAATATATAATATCTTATGGATATATCTAATTTTTTAGCTAACTTAAAGGGGTCTTTTGTATTATAGTTTTCTGTTAGTTTTTTTACTATTCTCTTTATATCCATTTTCTCCCCCTTTTATTTTTTTCTTTTATTTCTTTGTTTGGCATCATAGAAAGCATCTGTTATTGCATCCAATATTTTTCTTTTATCATTTTCAGAAACAGCTTCGTCATTGAACATTAATATAGTTTCTTCTAATAAATCATTTAATTGCATTCTACCTCTTTTATCTAACATCTTATACTGTGGTGTTATTATTTTTGCACCAATATCTTTTGGTACATATTCGGCAAACAATTCACTTCTTTCATTTTCATTTAAATTTAATGCCTTAGAAATCTTTTCTAAGGTTTTTATAGTTGATTTATTTTTTCCGGTTTCAATATCCCCAACAGTTCCTTTTCCAACACCAGCAAGTTGTGCAAGTTGAACTATTGTCATATTTCTTTTTTCACGTAATTTTTTTAAAGTTATTCCAAGATTATTCATAAATATCTCCTTTTTTACTTTAATTTTAATATATTATAATACATTTCCGAAAAAAATAAAATTTTTTCTTGACATTTCCGATTTAATTGGATATAATAAATTCGTAATAGAAAAGTTCTATTTATTTTTTTAAATAATTAATCCGATTTAAACGGAATTAAAAGGAGAGGTAAAATGAAAAACTTCACACTAGAATTTAGTAATCACGAATGGGTAATGTACACAGAAGCAGAAAATAAATATGGCAGTGAAATAGACAACTATTTCAAACTTCCAGACCTAGCAAAATTAGAAGATGAATATACTTCTATAAATGCTTACTGGGATAGCGACGAACAAGCTGGATATATTGACATAGAGATAACAGCAGTTCACAGTGATAGCACTTATCCTTTCAAAACTAAATACTATGATTTTTCTAAGTTTGTGGAAGCTTTAAACAATTTAGAAAATGAAATAGAAATTGACAAACTTAATGTCAATGATTGGGAATATGAAAAAGAAGACCCATACGGAAGTCGTGGACTATCAATAAGAGATTTTATATAGGAGGAGAAGAAATGAAAGATTTATATTTTATATCAGAAGAAACAAGATTAATATTTGGACTTGTGGAACTTGAAGGGAAGATACAACTTGATTTTTTAGGAATAGACCAAAGCTATTACATTAATAAATCAAAAGCTAAAAATTGGTATGAAGAAACTAAAAATAAATTAGAAAATAGCGAACATCCTATGAAAGATGTAGCCTTAGCAAATTTAGAAAAATTATATAAAGGAATGAAATAGGAGGGAAAGATGTTGCATAAGGAAAAAGTATTAAAAATAATGGAGTTGGGTTTAGAAGTAAATAAAAAAATTAAAAATAGCTTTTTTATGAGCTATTTTGGACATACTAATAGTATTAGTATAGAAATTTACTATTGTGGTTGGGAAGTTTTAAAAAGTGCTGTTTATACAGAAAATGTTTTTTTAGATTTAGAAAATGCAGATGAAAAAATAAATAAAATTATAAAAAAATTAGAAGAATTAAAAGGAGAATAAAAATGAAAAAAATAAAACAAAAAGATTTCTCAAGATTGTTAAAAAAAATGACATTTTGGGAAAATGCAAAATTAAAAGATGTCGTTGAAATTATGAATTTGTATCTTCAAAAGGAGGGGAAAAATGAAATTCAATAAATTTAAAAAAGCAAGTATTTGGCAAGTACTAAAACACAAAATCAAATTGATAGTTAGAATTTTGGATTATCCATTTAAGAAGTTAGAAGAATTGATGTAGGAGGGAAAGATGATTTTAAATTTTAGAACATTAAAAGCAAGTGAAATAGATGTAAAGCCACAAACAGTAAAAGAAAATGGATTTAGTTTATTATTATACAAAAATGCTAGGGTTGATATGGATGTCCTAGATGAAACAGTAGGACCACTTAATTGGCAAAGAAAACATAGTAGAGAAAATGCAAATTGCATTGTTTCTATCTATGATGAAGATAAAAAAATATGGGTAGAAAAAGAAGATACAGGAACTGAAAGTTTTACAGAAAAAGAAAAAGGACTTGCCTCAGATAGTTTTAAAAGAGCTTGTTTCAACTGGGGAATAGGTAGAGAACTTTACACATCGCCATTTATTTGGATAAGTGACAGTAAATATATCAAAAAAAATAAAGAAGGAAAATTAGCCTTAACAGATAAATTTTCAGTTAAAGAAATAACTGTTGTAGATAAAGTTATTACTGAACTTGAAATAATAGATAGTAAAGGAACTGTTGTATTTTCTACTAAACCTAAAAAAACAACTAAGAAAGAACAAGACAAGGCACAGGAATATTTAAACAGTAGAGCAGGAATGATTGAAACTTTAAATGAAAATTTATCAAGTGATAAATTAAAAAGAATGCTAACTGCTTACAAAGTTGAAGAAATTTGGCAAATGACAGATGAGCAATTAAAAGAAGCTTGTCAAAAAATATTTAAAAAATAGGAGGATATAATGGCAAAATTTTATGATGTAGCAAAAGACTATATAGAAAGAATGGAATATTTAGAACAAGGTATTAACTCAGAAACAGGAGAAATGACAGATAATTCAAATCAGTTAGCAATATGGACTGAGGAGCTAACACAAGATTTAAAAGATAAATCTGCAAATGTAATAGCAGTTGTTAGAAATCAAGAGCTTACTATTGAGGCTCTTGATAATGAAATAAAAAGACTACAAGCTATGAAAGATAGCATTAAAAAGAAATTAGATAAGTTTAAGACTTATATCAAAAGTTCAATGATAGTAAATAATATTGAAAAGATAGAAACTCCACTAGGAATTATTAAATTTACTAAGTCTACTACTACTGAAATTTATGATGAAAGTTTGATAGACAAGAAATTTATAGAAGTTGTAACAACTGAAAAAATATCAAAAGAAAAAATAAAAGCTGCTCTAAAAGCTGGGGAAGAAGTTCAAGGAGCAAAACTTGTTGAAAATAAAAATTTAAAGATAGGATAGGAGTAAATAAAATGGAGAAATTAGGATACACAAGGCAAACACAAAAACTTATATACTGGTTGCTTGATGACTTTGCTAACTTTTGGCAAGGAAATGAAGCAGGAGCAAGACCATCATTTATAGAACTTGCATACACAAAGCAACTTATGAAGGGAGAGTTTACTAAAATCTATGATGGATTTGATACTGTTAAAAATGCTCAGGCGTTCCTAATTTCTTCAATAATAAACAAGGACAACCTGACAGTAGATGAACTTACAGACAATGTTATAAAGGCATTACAGAGCCTAGCAATTCAAAATGGTGGATTTAGTTTGTCATTGAATACGCTAACACAAAAACAAGCTAATGATTTTGTTAAATGGCTATTTGAAATGGCTATCTATTGGGAGATACCACTTAGACAAGAAATAAGAGATTTGTTTGCTGAGGATTATCAAGACACATTTATATGGGTAACACTAAAAAAGAAAATATGTTGTATCTGTGGAAAGCCAGGAGAGTTACAACATTTTGATAGAGTTGGAAGCTCAGGCTATAAATCAGATACAGGGCTAAATTATCGTGTAATGTGCTTATGTAGAGAGCACCACGATGAAGCTGATAATTGTATTAGTAGAATTGATTTTATGAAGAAATATCATCTTGCTGGAATATATTTAAGTCCAGAACAAGTAAAGGAATTGAAGAAAGTATATAAAGGACACTTTCAAGCATTTAAGGAGGAAAAATGAAAGTAAAAATAATTTTAGAATTTAATCCAGGTGATTTAGAAGATAGTATAAATAAATTTTTAAAAAGTCAAAAAATAAAACTTGTTGATATTAAATTTGGTGGAATTCAAGATTGTGCAGTTTTAATAATTTATGAAGAAATTTAGAAATTAGATTATATAACTATTTCTATTTTGGAAACAGCCAGAAAATACATAGGTTTAACGTATTGCTGACATCAGGAAGATGTTCAATTATAAGGAGGAGAGATGAAATATATAAAATTTGAATTTGGAAATGGGCTTTACGATTTGATAAATGTTGAAAAAGTTAAAAGATTTATTATTTTGGGAAATAGAATAGATGTTATTTATAGTGATGGCGATGGTTGTGGTCATGATATTGATAGATACATTTATGTAAAAGAAAATGAAGATTCTAATTCAACAAGATTGAATAATTTTGAAGAAGTAAAAGAAAAACTTTTAAAATTGTGTGATGATTGATATGGATGCCAAAAATAAAAAAGAAATGGAAATATTTTATAAAAAAGCTTTAAAGAAAATATTAAACTTTAAAGCTAGTGAACTTAGCACAGTGGAATTTGAGCAAGTAAAAAGAAGCTCAAAAAAATTAGAAGTTTATAGATTTGTGAGGAGGAAGTAATGGGAAAATTAAAAATAAAATTGAAACAATTACTTTGTAGACATAAAAATAAAGGATGGATGAAAAAGAAAAGTACATTTCAATGTTTATCAGGAGATGAAATTTTTCTAGTTTGCAAAGACTGTGGGAAAATATTAGATTCTACTTTTAGAGAACGCGAAGGGAATGGGTGGAAGTAATGGAAAAAGAAAAGGTATTAGAGATAGAATTTCAAGAAGTATTTGATAAAGTAGCAGTAAGAATTAAACATTTAAATGATGATTTTTTTGGAGATGGTTTATTAAAAGAAGATGTTGAAAAATATAAATGTAGTTTTATAGAAAGTCCAACAGATTTAGAAGAACGCATAATATGGCTATATGATGATATTTATCTTTCAGATAACGATATTAATTGTTACTGTGAAGAAAAAATAAAACAAATAAAAGAATTTGTTGATTATGTGAATGAAGAATATGGAATACTTAAGAGATGGAGAGCAGAAGAAAGTGAAGTATATTATTTTTTAGATGGCAAATGTGAAATTTATGATACAAATGAAATGAAAAAGAAAGTAGATGATATTTTTTTTGAACAAGGAAACTACTTCAAAACTAAAGAAGAAGCACAAAAAGTAAAAGAAGAATTAGACAAATTCTGGGCTAAGGTAAGAGCAGGAGAGATTGGAGGAGAAAATGATTAAAATAATAAAAAATAATGAAATAAATAAAAATACAAGATATAAAATTTATGCTACTAGATGTAATTCTTGTAATGGAACTGATAATACAAATGTATTAGAAATTAGAGCAGATAACTCTAATGCAGGTACGATAATCAGTATATGTGATAAATGTTTACAAGAGTTAAAAAAGAAGATAGAAGATTTGGAGGAAGAAAATGAGAGAGATTAAATTTAGAGCTTGGCTTAAAGAAAAAAAAGAAATGATTGATAATGCAAGACCCGATTTTTTTTGTAAACAACTTCATTATTTACGTGGTAATAGTGCAGGAGGACAAGATGTATTAGGTGTAAGTACTGAAGATATAGAACTTATGCAATATACAGGATTAAAGGATATGAGGGAAAAAGAAATTTATGAGGGAGATGTTTTATCAAATGGAAACGATGAGAAACCTTATAAAGTTATTTTTGAAAATGGAAGTTATAGAGCAGAATTTGAGGAAGATTTTGAAGAGTATTCTTTTGATTTAATTGATGTTGTTGCACAAGGTTGTGAAATTATAGGTAATATTTATGAAAACCCAGAATTAATAAGGAAGTGAGATAATGAAATACTTAAAAATAAAAACAACAGATAAAAGAATAATTATAATAGATTTGGATAAAGTTGTAAGTTATATAGTTGGAGATGATTTTGTAAATGTAAATTATTATGGTGATGATTTTTTTCATTTTACAAGAGAAAAAGATAAGTTTGGAACACAAGTAGAAAATTTTGAAACATTGAAAGTTTTTATACAAAATTTAACAGGAGAAGAAATATGATTAAAAGACCAGAAAATTTTGAAGATATATTAAAATTACAAAAGCATTTAGATGAAAGTATACATAGTTCTAGAGAAAGAACAGAAGAAGATATAAAAACTTCTATGATAGCAGAGTTGATAGAGTTTAACGAAGAAACAAAAGATAGTCATAAAACTTGGAAAACTAAACCTTATAACAAAGCTAAGGAACTTGAAGAATTAACAGATGTTTACTTCTTCTTTGCACAACTTGTTAATCATAGATTTAAAAGTTATAAAGAAAAAAGAATAGAAGAAGATTTGCAAGAACTTGAAAGAATATTAGAAAAGAAAAATAATATAATTCTTAGAGATATGGAGTTATGTTATGAAATGCTATTAAATTATATTATAAGAAATTTAATAATAGGAAGTAATACATATATACTTGAATTATTAAAAGCTTTAACAATTCGTTATGGCTACACAAAAGATGACATCTTAAACTGCTACTGGGAAAAGTGGCAAAAGAATATGAAAAGAATTGGGAAGGAGTGGAATTGATGATATTCTTATTAACAGTATTAATGGCTTGTATTTTTGATAAAGATTTAAGTATTTGGATATACTTATTAAGTTTCTTGATAGATATGGAAATAATCAATTATATATGGCAAAGGAGATAAAATGGATAACTTAACATATAATGCTACTTAAATTGCATAAAAATTGAAATTTAAAGTATGAGGTGGTAAAATGGAAATACCAAAAGACAAAATATTAATAAACCCACAAGAAGTTATGGAATTAACTGGACTAGAATATGATTGTGCTTGTAAGATTATAAGAGAACTTAACGAAGAATTAAAAGCAAAAGGATATAGGACCATAAGAGGAAAAATCTTAAAAGACTATTTATTTGAAAGGCTTGGTGGTAATTATGCCAGCATATAAAGATGATAAAACAGGGAAGTGGGAAGCCCTGTTTTATTATACAGATTATAAGAATGAAAGGAGGAAGAAACACAGGAGAGGTTTTAATACTAAAAGAGAAGCTCTTGAATTTGAAAGAGAATTTTTAGCACAGAGCCAATTTTCTATTGAGATGACCTTTAAATCTTTATATTCACTTTATCATAGTGATATGGAAAGCAGAATTAAAAAAACAACTATGGAAACAAAAGAATATATAGTTAATAGTAAAATTCTGCCATTCTTTGAAAAAATGAAAGTTAAGGATATAAAGCCAATTCATATTAGAAAATGGCAAACAGATTTACTTAAAATGGAATATTCAAAAACATATTTAAAAACTATCTATAATCAATTAACAGCTATATTTAACTATGCTATAAGATTTCATAATCTTGATAAAAACCCTTGTCATACTGCTGGAAGCATAGGAAAAAAAGACGCTGATGAAATGCAAATATTATCTTTACAAGAATTTAATAAAATGATAGACTGTGTTACAGATAAAGAAAATAAGTTTTTTTATATCATTTTATTTTGGACAGGAATGAGAAAAGGAGAACTTTTAGCACTAACTTATGAAGATGTGGACTTTGAAAATAAAACAATTATGATAAATAAAAATTTTCAAATTGTAAAAAAAGAAAAGTTAATAACAGACCCAAAAACTCCAAGAGGTAGAAGAGTTATCGCAGTAAATGACATTGTATTAAATTGTATTAAGGAGTTATGGAGTACATCTTATAAACCTAATAAAACTGACAAAATATTTTATTTATCTAAAGATTCTTTAAAAAGACAATTAGATACTGCTTGCAAAAAGGCAGGAGTTCCGAGAATAAGAGTTCACGATTTAAGACATAGCCACGCAAGTTATTTATTATCTAATGGAGTAAACATTGTTATTCTTAGCAGAAGATTAGGACATGAAAAAGTACAAACTACTTTAAATATTTACTGTCATATTTGCCCTAGTTCAGAAGATAGATTAAATGATGTGTTGAATGGTTAGAGTGGTTCTAATTTGGTTCTAAAAAAATTTAAAGACAAAATTTTTAAGTATATTTTGTAAAGCGTATAAAGTTAAAACAAAAGAAAACAAGGTGTTAAAAGTTTTATAAAATAGAGTGGGAATAGTACAAGTACATACAATATTCTATTGATTTTAAAAGAAAATCTATTTTAATATTTTGTC